ACACATCGGTAAGGTTAGTGTTTTCGCTGATGATGTTGTTAGCATAATCATAAGCACTAACGGCAATGTCAAAGGCACCATTAGCCTTATCGAAGGCCGGAGAGATATCGGTAAATGTAACGTTATTTGCCTTATCAAAGGCAGCATTGGCAGTATTGTAAGCTGCATTAGATAGTGAAGAAACGTTTGTGATATCAGGAACAGGCACATTGTTAGCTGCGGTAAAGGCCGCATTAGTAACAGAATATACTGTGTTTACCTTTGCATTTAGATCATCAAGACCAACAGAACCTAATGACTCCACGGCTGAGTAGAGTTCATCAAAGTTTTCATTAATCTTGATAAAAGCTGGCCTTAGTTTATCACCGGCACCATCATTACCTGTATAACCTACGTTGATTAATTTCTTTGACATTTCTTTACTCTATGTTGTCGGTTGAAACGTCTACTTCATCGGTAGTAATGTCGTGATTATCCGAAGAATAAGTGACGGTGTTTTCCAATACCATTTCGGTATTTGGCCATTCTGTTATATTTATGTTATAGCCGTAGTCATCCGTTGGTTGTGCATGGATTGGACTTGGTACAATCTCAATCTGTGCAAGGTTCATTGGATTAACATAGAATGACTGTAGAACACAATTAGCTTGTGTGGATAGGGCTCTAATAGCCGTATTGACTTTAAAGGTGCCTTGTGTGGCACCAAGTATCATCTGATTGGTTTCACGGTTAAATCTAACAACGGTGGCATAGGCAGTAGCAGTATGATAGGTATTACCTTGATAAACCATATCGTCCACTTTGAATACACCATTAGCATTGGCCACGTTGATTCTGGTAATGTAACCAGACTGAACGGATGGATCTTCGTAAATGTTGGTATAAACGGAACGAATGATCTTTGGATATGAAATTGGTCCATAGTAATACATCTTCATGGTGAAGTTTAGAGTCCAATTAACATATCTAACTGAATCAAAATCACCCTCATACTGGATATCATTTGAGACACTATTGAGAATGATTGGAACGTCTTTGAACATTCCAAGATCAGGAATCATATTGGTAGTTACAGTAAAATCTGGATTAAAGAATGGTAGAATCTGTTCTACAATCTGAGTACCGTCGTCAATGTTTCTGGTATAGATATTCAACTGGAAATTGATATCATAAGGAACACCCATATAGGATGATGAAACATGAGTAGTGGTGTTTGATCTAGCAGCTTTAAGCAACGAGTTCTGCTTACGTGAGGCATCATAAGTGATACCGGTAATCTCGAAACCCATTCTAGGTAGCATAACTTGAATCTGACGTAGCAAGTCTGGATCGGAAAAGATACGGGTAACCATCTTCTCTTTTGGAGAATATAACAAAGGTACACGGAAGCGATTGACCTCCGAGCCTGATTGATCATTGGTTCTTACTACAAAGATATCATCAAACAAACGGCCAAAAAGAACAACGGCCTTACGAGTTAGTTGATGATAAAAAGGACTATTACCTAGCATTAAATTGTACCGAATGGGTTATGCTCGGAGAAGTCAAGGATTTCCCCTGCATCCGAGTTTAGTTGTTTATTATCGAATAGATCATATTCAGAATAATTTGAAATGGTGTCGGATGATGCCATGTCATACTGTGCGGAACTCATCTGCCCAATTACACGGTTATCAGAACTAAAGTGTCCTGAAACATTATAAATGCGTAGTGTATTATTAGAGGAGAACCATTCTTTAACGACGCCGCTGGCAATGGCATTCTCCTGTGTATTGTCTGGTGACTGGAATACGGTTTCACCAAGGAAGAAATCGATCTTGGCGACACCCGCTGCAATATGCAACTGTAGCTGAATTGAATAGTTATTATCAACACCTACTTGATCGACTTCTTCAATACCTGTGGAGATAATCTCCTGTGATGCACGGAAGGCTTCACACTTCATTTCATACACGTATGGTAGTCTTTTACCTAGTGAGTGGAACATAACTTCATGTTCGATGAACTTAATTTCATACATCTTATGTAAGACAGGAACATAGACTAGATCACCTTCCTGCGGCCTTTGTCTTAGATCCAATGGAATAATATTTCTAAATGATCTTCTGGAAATCATAAAGGCATCATTATCTCTAATCTCAAGACCAAACTTGGAGAAGAAGTCTTGCTGGCCCTCATGACCTCCGACATTCATTAGATATGCTTCGATTAGATATGCCTTATTAAAGGCCGAGTTCTTATACTCACCTAGAACCATATCTCCTTCATCAAAGGACTCTCTAGGGATATAATAAACGTTGTGACCCATAATCTGGATTGATTCGACAATAAGGTCTTCCATCAACAAGTGTTCGTTGTTGATTCTTTCTTCTGATGGGTATGCGTTGAAATAACGATTAACTGCCATATTAGCCTACAAGGAATCCTGGTGGTTCTTGGTATGTATCACGAATCATTTGTTCAACTTCTTTAATCTCGGCTACAGCTTCATCAAAAACTTGCTGACCATTCATGGTAATACCGCCGGCTAGCTGCATTCCACCGTATTTCTTCATATTATGTCCCCATTGCTTCTTGATGTATGCCGTGCCTAGCGCTTTAAGCATACGATCATTCCAGAATTGGTGATATGCATTTGGATCGGAAACAACACGGCCCTGTGCAATGATATACTGGCCTTCTTGGATATCGTTATGCCAGTCCCAGTCAATGTAAAGTCGATTATTAATCTTGTTATAACGGATTGGAGTTTCACCCGAGAAGATCATATCCAATGTTCTTAGATGCTGCATGGTTAGAGCATAATTGACATAGGAGGTGGATGAAAGATCCCAGAGATCGTTTAGACGAAGCTGATATCGTAGATCGAAGAATGTCATGGACTGATTGGTACCACCAACTGGGAATACCTGAGTTACAGAATTAACACCTTCGGATAACTGGACATATCCGTTAGCAATATCTTGTGCGGTGATTTGATGTTTGAGATATGACTTTTCGGTTCCATCATAGTGGAACTCTTGAAAGTATTGAACTGCTATGGTAATATTATCTTCGGCCTGCACATCATCAACATTGACCTTAATAACTGGGTCACCTAGTTGACGGAAGCAAAGAGCCTTAAATTCTTCTCGATTTTCGGGTGCTGACTGTGACATGGCAATCCTTTAGAGTATGCATACTATTTAGGATTATTTAGAAGCCCCTGGAGGGTGTCTCCAAGGGCTTCTGTCACGTTACTTTACTACTTTTTTACCTAGTGGACCTTCTGGTAGTTGTTCCTGGTTTAGCTGGTTGTCTGCCTGCTGTCGAACGGCATGAAAAGTTTCCATTGATTGTTCTAATGGTAGCTTGGCCAAACCTGTTAGAATGGTGTTTAGCATTTGCACGTTCACTTCAAGTTTTACTGTCGGTTCCATAATATACTCCTAATTTATGGTGTGTTTGCTGTTGGTGTAGTATTAACTACTGGTTCTGGTTTAACTGGTTCTGGTTTAACCCATGGAAGATCCGAATCAACTACAGAATTTTTGGAAGCATCGATCTGATCCTGGATTCTTTCATTGACATGCTTCTCATACTGATCAACCACTACACTTTGAATCCAACCAAGAACATCGGCTTCGGTCAACTTATCAAAAGGAACAAATGTAGTTCCTGTTGGTAGTGTATTGGCTGTGAATGGAGTAGCACCAATGAATGTACCAGTATATTTACCATCTACACCAGTTTTCTTCCAATAAGTCTGAACAACCACATTGTCGGCTGAACCAACATTGGATGTTTTGATACCTGTGACTTCCCAAGTATATTTAACGGCCATTTTAATTTCCTCTTAGTATATAGCTTACTTTTTAAAAACGATATTGAAGATGTCCTTGACGATCTGATCTTCATTGGTTATGTCGGAGTCGGCGTATAGCTTGTCCGTCTTATGTGTTCTAATTGGCAAATCATTATCATCTGGGTCATCCACGATGACCTCATAATCGATATACAATGTTGCTGGCTCCTCGACAGGAAGAGTAGTAGCTTCCGAGTATCTGAGTGCTTTTAAATTCACAGTCTTAGTTATTGCCATCTAATCTCTCCTTCAAGCCAGCAATCTCTTTTGTCAAAGTATCAATAATCTTTTGTTGGTCTTTAATGGCCTCAATGAATAGACCAGCAAAGTTACCGTAGGTGACACCATATTCATCAACGTCCTCGGCATATGTCACAACTTCTGGAAGGATTTCCTCTACTTCCTGAGCGATGACACCGATTTCTCTCTTATCCTGTAGATGTGGAATAGGATTGTCGATCTTTTCGTAGAATACACCACGAAGTTTCATCAATCTATCTAGGGC